GTGACGGACTGAGGATCTGCGAGCATGGAAGCTCCTTTCTTTTACGCTATTTGTAGGTTTACTAGATAGACCAATCAGGTAGTCGAGAGAGGCCAAGTGCTCCCAATATCCCTAACTGGGTTGCTGAGAGATCTTTCTCTTTCAGCGCTATGTCAAAAGGACCACCCCTAACGCGCGACTTAGCGAACGCGCGTGTAAGAGCAGTGGCTCGTACCGAAAACGTCTCACCACTACGCCTCTTGAACGATCCTGAAGCAACATACTCCATGGACCATTCTTGAGACCTCATGATGTAGAGGTAATCGGCTGCTAGTCTTTCGGCAACTCCAGCATAATCTAGGTTTTCTAGAAGATAGCCTAGGTTGGAGAACCAATCGACAAGCCACGACCAGGGTATCGCGTTGTATATTACGTCAGGAGTTACTCTGTAGCCCGAAAGGGCTCGCAGAAGCCTTCTGCTATACTCAACGTCCCTGGGTCCACCAGGTAACCAGTAGCGGAACTGAGCAGAAGCCCAGACCCGTTCCCGGAAAAACGTGGTAGTCTTCCAAGTTGGCTGTGATGCATAATACTGGGTAACCAGAACCGGCTGGAAAGCCGAATAACTGGACCCTTGCGCCACAGCGTTCGGAGAAGACTCGTCCTTAAGCGTTATTCGCCGACGGACGGGACGACCATTGTCACGAAGAAGCTGAGCGAGTCTCTTTTGCAACTTAGCCTGAAGGCTAAGAAAGCTCTTGATATCGTTCAACAAAGGGATCCACCCGAACTGAATTGCGAGATTGTAATCTGCAACTCCTCGTAGTCCGCGTTTATGGTAATCCGCTTTGAACAGTTGAGGCATTTCTCGTAGCTCATAAATTGAATTTGGAGCAGAGAATTCCGGCTGTGTAGGCTTCATCTTCGCGAATGCTTCGGCAGCGTAACCGGACCCTAGCATGCTAGCAACCGTCAACGATGGTTGTGAGTATGGTGAGATGTTCGCAAAGAACATCCCTTTATAGTGTTGGTCATTAGGACCACCACGCCAATACTCAGTGTTCGGAGAGGGAGAATGTGTGGTATCAGCTCCGCGTAAAACGAAGCTGCCACCTATGTTCCTCCCGGTACCCAGTTGACCTGGATACCCGTAATGACCATCACTAACCGCCAACCACTTATCTACAGACCTTGCGGTCCGATAGTGGGTGATCGTTGGAAAGTTAGTCTGAAAGTCTTGCCCAGCGGGCACGACTCGACTCTTGGTCAGCCAAGGCATAAATACAAC